TTACTTAGAATCGCCGAATTGACGTTTAAACTCTGAAGCAAGTAAATCCTCGATGATGAATCCCCAGCTTGGGTCGCGGCGGTTGGTTGGGTCGAGATAAACAGTAAAAGGATTGTCAATTGGGACAATGTAAATCTCCTGATCCTCAGTCTCTTCAGCTATCCAATCGGTGACGATGCGCCAGCAGCCAAAGCCGATGCGCACCATGTAGTCAAAGCCGCCATCGTAGGACTCATCTGCGCGGCTATTGACCTCGATATGCCTGACAATGCCCTGTAGAATCTCGCTCGTGTCCACATCTGCGTCATCGCCAACGGGATTAACCTGTATCGCCGGCCGATTCTGACGCTGCTCATTGGTTACTTGCCGGATGAACTGTGGCAGCCTGTTCATGGTCAAACACGGCTTGCTGTCCAGTTGCCGCTGAGCTTTTATGTCTTGGGGCCATTGATTGCCGATAGAGAATTCGAGGTCATCAAGCGATTCTTTGCGTGTAGCTGCTTCTGATTCTGCGGCGAGTCTGAACCTGTCATGCGCAAGCTCAAGAAACTCTGCATCATTCCGCTCACCCTTAGCCAATCTTCCAACCTATATCGGCTTCCATGACCAGCATGGCATCGCCTGTATCGTGATCCGGCTCATTTGCGGCTATTCCCGGCAGTACTACAATGTCGCCAACCTTCACTTCCTTGGCTTTGGGCCCAACCGCGAGAACCTTGAACTTGCGGTACTTTTCACGATCGGTGAGGTAGATAAGGTGGGGTGGTTCCGGGAGACGTTCAATCAATACCCTGCTGCCCATTGGTTCAATCTGCGTCTTCATCTACCTGCTAAGGATGAAAGCGGCCTGTATTTCTTCTTGCCCTTCTTTGCTGCCCGCTTCTCAGATAGCATTATTGCGATAGCCTGCTTCTGGCTGGATACTTTTGGGCCAGACTTCGAGCCTGAGTGGAGTGAGCCCGATTTCCACTTCGACATGACCTCGTTCCAGGGCATTTATCGTGGTGAGGCTTGCTTGAGTCTCTCTGTGTAGTAAATGCTTGCCCCGCTAGGGCAGTCCACCTCTACCCCATTCATCCACTTGCGAGCATCGCAACGAAGGGGAACTTCTATGCGCGTATTGCCCAGCGGCACATCAATCCACTTGCGGTGCGCCCTAACCATCCAGCCAGCTGCAAATCCAAGTAGTAAGAAGAATGCGAGCTTCATATCACTCCCAAATGAACGTGAGGATGATTCCTGAACCTGTCTCTGCCGCGCCGGTAACAATCTCGGCCGATACTAAATCTCCCTTGTTAACCGCGACGTTCGCGCCACCGCCATTACACTGCGTTGCGGCTGTCATGGTGCAGGCAAGCGTTGCGTTGGGCGTTCCGTTTATGACAGCCTTGCAAGCCACCGAGACTGTAGTTGCCGTCGATGTGCATTGCAGGCCAGTCAGGGTATGCGCCTGATCCATCACGAAACCGCTTCCGATTGTCGTAGAGGTGCAGGTTGTGACAGTTGCGTTCGGTCCTGTCCCGTAAAGTCCGAGGGTTGCGTTGGCATTCGCCACCCCGGTACACTTCCCGGTTAGCCCGTTTCCGTGACCGAATATATTCAGGCACTGGAATCCAACACCTTGGGCAAAGTTATAGATATTTCCGCCAACATCGTAGAGCGTGCCTTGGTTGAAGCTATTCTGCGTGCAGGTCGCGCCAGTGCCGACCGCCGATAATTGAGAGTTGGCAAGATAATTTACGGACGCCGTGCTTGTGTTGGATAGGCCCGTAATAGTGCCCGAACCAGCACTGGCCTCATTGAGGAAATCGGCGCGTAGAGTTCCGCCATTGTTTTGAATCAGGTTCGTGCCGGTTGAGGAAAAGCCGGGAACTGGGGACGGACTGATTCCCGTACCGAACAGGCTAAGTGAGCCGCCCGAAGCAATGGTTATTACGTTATTTCCTCCAGTTGGCGATTGCGCAGCACCCAAGAACAGGCAGCCGGAACATTGAAACGTATAGAGGCCGCTGTTAGTCTGGACTGTCAGATTATTGATTGGGGAGTTTTCGCAGACTACCTGGAATCCTTGCGCGTATGGTCCCACCGCATTGATGCAGTTTTGTCCCCACCCTGAACTATTGAACATTCTGACTTGGGTGAGTTGGTCTACTTCGAGTCCAGTGACTATGCTTGCCGACGTGTTAACGAAACATAAATTCTCAAGGGTCACGTTCTGGATGGTAGCGACGTTTGCAACAATAAGGGTCTTACCGTTGGCAACTTGGCAGGTTGATTGCCCGCCGCCGCTCATTCCGAGGTCAGACCACTTGCCCATTAGAGGAATAGCAAAACAACCACCGTGGGCACTGGAACCGGAGAAGGTGTTGCAGGAGTCTCCGTTCGGGAAATCATTGCCAATATAAATCATTGTTGAGCCAGGGCCCCTTCCTTCCAATTCAAAGCCCTGTGGAAGCGAGACGCCTCCAAAAGTTGTCGGAGCCCCCACCAAACTTGTAAGGGCCGCACAGCCAGTCGGCTGCGTAGAAAAATGAGGGCTGCTAAACCAATAACCTCCAGCAGCAAGCATGACTCTAGGACAGTACGCGGTGACTGCGGCATAGGCCGTCTCTAACGTAGAAGCGTTGGTATCGTCAGGATTTCCCCAGATTAAGCATCCAGCAGCACCGCCCGCTGCCCCTCCGGGGTTTTGGCTCACGGTAATCTGCGTACCGCTGACATAAGTTGCGATTGTGTAGGCGGTCGCCCCCGTAATCATGGGCGTGAAGGTAATTCGATCGGCAATACAACCAGTCAGAGGAGCTTGCCCAGTCGCGGGGATATATCCCATGACGCGCTTGCCTACATCTCCAGGTACGAAATGCGAGCCAGTGCAGGTTACTGTTGCTGCGCCCGTCCCCCAAGTGCAGTCATTCACTATTTGGGTGTTCGCAGCCGTGAAGAAACATTGCCCCGTATTTGCTACTGGGCAGGCATTCGTGAAGTAGAAGCCCATTACAGGGGAGGCCCCTGAGCCCGTGGTTCCTGATACAGAGCCTCCCAAAGTAGTGGCTGCCTTACTCGCCTGAATCGTTACTGTTACAGTGCCGCTTACGAAGGCCGAACATCTGACGCGGACATAGTTAAGCCCTACGATACTAGCCTGCCACGTGCCCGTTCCGGTCGCGCTTGTTACAACCGTTCCACCTGCGAGCGGTGCGGCACCGAGGGCGTTATAGTTAGTGCCATCCGCTGATCCTTCAAACTGAAGCGTTGCGGAGAATGTGCCCGATAGCGTTATAGTCGCTCCGCCGAAATCCTGATTTGGCAAAGTGAGCAGTACGCAGGTTGTGCTCGAGGAACAACCGCTGCTCGAGGCTGTAATGCTCCCCGATGCCGACTGCTGTGCCCAAGCAGGCAAAGCAGCCAGCAGGAATAGAAACAGTAGCTTACGCATTCTCTTGCTCCATCCCAGGCTCAGCTTGCGCCATGCTTGGTTCTGCTGGCCCCGCGCCCAAATGCTGCATCAAGGCAGAAGCCGCCTCGTGCATCGACGCGTGCGGTGGTGCGTGATGCTCTCCACCATCCGACATCTTCACGTGCCCGTGGAACTTGTTGTATTTCTTGACGATATGCATCTCGTGAGGCTCGGCTACTTCTGTGTGCTCAGGAGACACAGCTACGCGCATTTCCTTCATTGCCATTGGTAATTAGCTCCTAGGCGGGACTTTCTTGGATTTTTCCTGTTGAATCATCAATGCTATCTTGCGCTTCATACGGCAGGGACCATCACAAGCTGGACAGATAACGATGCCCCTCATGACATCCAGGATTGGCCCATCTCTTGGGTAAATGTCGGTTGCGGTGCCGGTGCTGGTATCGCTCTTACATTGGGCTGGAAAGTCATTGCAAGGCAGTCAGCACAGTCAGGTGAGTTCAGTCCGCGAGCCTTCATGTCTTCCTTAGCCTCTAGCTGAATCTGCTCATTGCTCGAGAAGAAGTATTCGGGGCCTATAAGGTCAGCGGCCAGCTCGGGATCGTCAGGTATCTCAGCTCCTGCCTTAAGCCAATCGCGCATCTTTCCCCACATCTCAGTGCGGGCATTACGATAGGCATTAGCCTGATTAGCGGTTTGGTTTGGAGTGTAGTCAAATAGCCTGTCTCTGAATCCCCTAAACCTAACGCCGTCAATGACTCCCCCACCAACGCCGGTTGAGTCAATGATCGTGGCGTCGGGCTTCTCTAGTTGCATGAACTCGATAACGCGGAGGGCTGTCTGAACGGTGTCTTGGTTTCTCAACTTAGCCAAAATGCGGAATTTACGTCCTTGCCTAACGCCGATGACCGTCTGGTCATCCCCAAAGCGAGCGACATCGACCGACAGCACTTTGGGCAGGTCGGTAAATCCCTCAGCCTTGTATTTACGAGCAGCTTCGACAATATCGTTTGGAATGAATTGGGAAGAAGCGGAACGAGGAAACTCTCCCCGCACGCGCACGCGAACAAAGTCGCTATCCTCCCCATAATCCTCTATCCATTGAGCAATCTTCTCTTTATTGGTGCCTTCGACTTTGCGGGAGTCAATTTGGAAGGTCTTCCAGCGATGCCTGAACTTGCCAAAGCACTCCCTGAATCGGCCGGTGTTCTGCGTGGGGTTGCCAAAGGCGAGCCAGATAATCTCTGTTTCTTCATCTAGGAGTGCGCCTTCCGTGACTTCCCACACCGTGTCCGCAATGCTGGACGCCTCGTCGAATATGACGATAATTCGCTTGCCCTTGTTGTGGAGGCCAGCAAATGCCTCAGTATTCTTCTCTGACCAAGTGATAAAGTCAGTTCGCCATAGGCGTTCATGTCCTGGATCGCGGACAGTAATGCTTTGAGCCTTGACGTCGAACCAGTGAGCATTTATCGCTGCTTTGAACCACTTCGTGACTTCTGGGACCGTCTTGGTCGCGAGCTGCGTGCCGGTGTTCGCTGTAACGACAATTTTGCAGTCCTCACAGGTTGACATCCCCCAATTAGCAACCATTGAAATGAGCGCGGACTTACCAATGTCGTGACCGGAAGAGACTGCAATTTGGCATGGTGTGAAGCGTGTTGTTGGGTCACAGAGATGGTCCCCAAGAGCCTGGAGAATATTCGCTTGCCAGATTCTTGGTCCTGAACCGTCTCGTAGTTCCTGCGCTGTCCAGTACGCATATCGAGCATATTCCAGCGGCCTACGAGAGAATCCGCCAATGTCGTACCTGAGTTCAGCTTCCGCATTTTCAGGGGTTACGATACGGCTAGCCACTTCTCAATGCCTTCGGCCATGACCTCGGGAACCATTGCGGCTTCGATAATCTCGCGCTCATTGCGCTCATTCATGAATGCCCGCGTTATGTCGGCTAACTTCTGCTCTGTTTCCATAAGCTTATTTTGTGCGTTATAAAAACGCTGCCTGTCTAGCTTGCACGCCTTGCGTTGGCATAGTTTCTTCATTATTCGCCTTCCTGCTGCCTGCGTTTTGCGATCGCTTCGGCCAGGGAGATTGAAAGCTCACCGCTGATTGCCAGTTCCTGCTTAATAGGCGCGTCTACGCGCTCCTGAATGTTGCGCCGCTCTATCACGCCAGCCATTCCCTTGGAGCTCTGCATGGAGGCCACTGCTGCCTTGACAATATTCTCGACTGTCTCGGGATTGTTTAATTCTTCCTCTAAACGGCGTTGAAGCAAGGACTTAGGTGGACGCCCTTCGGGATTGCCGGACACACCTGCTGGCCATGCGTAGGGTCTGAGCTGAGGAGGTACACGTTCGAGGTGTTGGTTGCTGTTTCCAGCTAGTTTCTGATAGCTCATATGATATAGTGCCGAATCGGAGGGGAGACGGGCGTGCAACTCGCTCCTTGGGAAGCGCTTCCTAGGTCAACAAAGCGTGCAACTCCCATATAGCTCAACAGTAGAGCACCCTCACCGCATAGCCCCTAAACGCGCCCACTTCTGATAGCCCTCGCCGCGCTTACGTGCATGGCGCATAATTTGGGTTGTCTTGGCTGTCTCGCGCTTAATCCGCTCCTCTTCGGCTACTGCGTCAAGGTCTGCGGAGGAGGGTAGGCTGTGCATCTCGGGGCCGTTTTCTAGGATGGAACGGATGGTGCGGTTGCTCACTTATCTGTTCGCCTTACAATAAGATGCGGGCCATTATTGCGGCGGAATGTCCAGTTAAGATTTGCACTTTTCCATTGCCGCCTTTCGACTCTCATGCTGATTCCATTTGCATCACAAGTGGGCCATATTCACCGGATTGCGCGACATGCCAAGCTGAATGGCAGTTAGCTGAAGGGCTGCGCCTGTAGAAGTTTGTGCCTCGGATGCGCGAGATTCGGCCGTCCGAATTGAATACCTTGTGCGCTGCTAGGTGGCTATGGGCGGGAAGCGATTGGCAAGTGTCGTTACTGGTTGCGCTGGTGCCGGCAGGAAGAACGCAAAGACGTGAGTTATCTTTCAACTAGGCTGGTACACCAGATTATCCCCTGGTGAGCCGGGATAGTAAGGGCGGGTAAACTCACCGCCCCTAGAGGTGCAGCTTGGTCTATGCGCAGTTTCGCTTTAGATTCGATTCGTGTCAAGAGGTGGGGCGCTGATCAGCCATAAATTGTTGAGTGGGCACTTCTACGGTGCGCTGCTCGTATAGGCATTTCGGATTTAGGCATACTCTCGTTCGGTACGTGCGGGAATGTCCAGTCTTAGAAAAATAGGTCGCAGTGTCGCGTATCTTAGTTGGGGCATGGCACTTTGAGCAGATCATCCGGCTAGCTCACCCCACAAACGCGAGACCTTGAGGACCACCAAGCCAAAGCACATTATGGCGATTAGAATTGCTAGCGGCCTGCTAATTAGACAATTCATCCCACCCAAATGAAACCCTCCAACCGCTGAGTACAAAACCACCTTGATAAGCTGTATCCTGTCGCTCACTTCGCCCTCCAGTTTGTGTACCGATTTAGGCATTCGGCAAGCTGCTCTCCGCGTATCCATACTGAGCCACCCAGTTCGCGTGTGCAGCCGGACTGGATTAACTGAATGTCTTGCAATAACCGCTCAAACTCCTGGCGCTCCTCAACATGCTCACCAACCATGAAGTTGTGCCATCCCGCTAGGAGCGTATAGCGAAGAATGGTCTTCCACAGCGCTTCATCCATTATGCTCATCATCACATCGCACTCAAATTCCAGCTTTTCATTCGCTACGGCCATATCCAATAGCTCTTGGCATTTCTTATAGCAGCCTGCGCACTGCTTGGGTTGCAGCGTCCGCGTCCGCTTCTGCTTCGATTGGGCTTTTGTGGCAGGCATGGTTACTTGGGCCATTCCTTGCAGGGAACCCACATTCCTACGACCGTCCCAGCAACCCTTTCTGATTGCACATAAGCTAGGCAGTATCCTGCCGGAATGTATTTGATATTCGTATCGGCTGATAACCCTAAGATTTGACGTGCATGGGCCGCGCACCACTTATCGGAAACCTTCTTTCCTTCTTCATAACCTACGGCAAGTCCCGAGAGCGTAAAAGCAATTGCTAGCACAATTATTCGAGCATCTTTACTCATGCCGCCTTCTCCTTTAGCTACCCTATCTCCTTCGTCACATCTTCAAGGCATCGCGCCAATATGTACTCCCCTCCCGCACGGGTGAAATCTTCCTGGAATTTCTTCTGATCCTCGGACTGTTCGCCATCTTCGCCCTTGACCTCGATTCCATACATTTCGGCACCGTAGGCCGGGTCGCATGTTGGGCGCATCGCGAAAATGTCTGGCGCTCCGGGCTTACCAAATCTCACCGCCCACATCTTTCCCTTGTGCTCCCCGAACATCGCGCCCGTGTTATTGCGCCAGTGGAATATGCGGTGAAGGGCCAGCCAGTCTAGAATTAGCTTCTGCAGGTCACGCTCTTTCACGATGCAATCGCCTCCACGAATGTGTGACCAACTGGCCGGCCATGCTTGAGTTCGTTTGAGTGCCAAGAGCCAGTGCGCCCGCAGATAGCACAGAATCGTGGTTGTGGAGTCACCACCTCGTGCGCCCCTTGCCCGATTTCATCTTCCCAGCGCCGACCATTCAAGAATGTGGCAGGATGAGGTATAAATTGTGGGTTGCTCCATTCTCCCGAGAGCATATAGCGCCGAACTCCAGCCATAATGCTTGAGCACTCGCCCTCGCTAGGACTGAGCTTAGACCATGCCCTTAATGCAGCTATGCGGGCCTTTTTCTTAGGATAACGCTCCCAAAATTGCAGGAACCTTCCTTCTAGTTCAGGTGACATGTTTCCTCCAAGTACACCAATTCCCTTATGCAGTTAGAATTACCTGCCACTTACGACAGCCAGAGCGAATCTTAGTAAATAGCCCTTTCGGGCTCTGCATGTAAGACCGGGACGTAATGGTTAAAACGAGAGATAAAATTTACCCCTGAGTGCCACATCAACTAGCGGCCCGTTGCCCGGAATTTCGACCCTTCTGACTGCACAGCGATCTGGGGTGTTTCGCCCGAATTTCACGGGACAGGCATAACCCAGCTGAACGCCTCTCTCGATCACCGCCCATTCCTCTTTCCCTGCGTCTCCGCCCGCCCAAGTTTACAAATCCCCGTGAAATATCCTGCTAGCCAGCCACACAGGAATAAGCCGATGCAGGCCCAAAGTATTGCCGTTTCGCTATGACTCATTTGCTGCCCTTGGTTTTGGTCTTTTGCAGAAGCTCACCGCACATCGCGCAATATTCCGGGTACAGCGTGATTGCATACTCCTCGCGGCACCTTGGACACCGCACTTCATAGGCTCCCATGCCTGTACTCTTAATGCTCATTTGCGCCACGCTGGAACGGGATGGTCTTTCATGATGTGGACTATCATTTCGCAGCCATCGCGATGCTTAAATGCGCACATCGGGCATTTGTATTTAACTCGGCGTTTAGCGCTCATGGCTACTGAACCTTTGTGGTTACATCTCTAGAGATGAGACGCCCACGTTCTTCGGCGTCTGCGATTGCCCGCGCTACCAGTAAAACCGCATCCCCACCGTTGAATCGGGAGTCATTTACTATGGCCGTTGCAAGTTGCCAGTGTTCTTGTTTTACGAGCGCCATCTACATCCTCCCTCGCGGCCAAGCGGCCCGCCAAAACTTCTCTAATGGCCTTACAAATCTTGCATTGGCAAATGTTCTCTGTGCTCATCGAAAGAAGAATGTGTTGCGAGCAAAAATCGTAAGCCTCGGGCCATGAGCACATGTCCTGGCTCTCCGGGCGTCGTTCATCCTTGGAGATAAACTGGATGTTGTAGTCAGCGACAACCTTTTCAGCCATCGTGTGCGCTTCGCGCAGGGGCGTGCGTGGCGTCGCATCCTCCCCTCGAATGCGTTGATCCGTTTTGCTGGTCACTGGAATAACTCCTCCTGGCTTGCAGCGTCCGCGTTTAGCGTGGCATCGGGCTCCTCGGGAGGCATAGCGTCTTGGTTGCTCGTAGGCGGCAGCAAGCGGTACTCATAGAGCCTCTCTGAACCTATAACTAGCCGGCGCTCCACTCTGTACCTGCCATACTGCTCTTTCCTGAAATCACGCAGCCGCGCAGACAGCGATGTGATCATGTAGCGGTTCCCCAGCGCAGAGGATAGCTGTGGCAGGGTGTGCCATTCGCCGTCCGCCATGATGCGCAGCACTTCCATGCGCTGTAGTTTGTTGTCGTCCACTAGGGCTTCCTTACCCTGTTAGGCGTGATGATGCGTGGTAGGCCCAGTTTGCGTGCCTCGATTCCCACCCGCCGCATCACGCTGTTGCACGGATTTGCGCGATGGATTCCTTCAACAAGTCTTCCATCTTCTCGTCCTGCTCTTTGAGCCATCGGTCTGTCTCCTGCATATCCGTCCACAGCTTCTTCGCCGCTAGAAACACTTCAAAGCATTGCTGCTCGTCACGTGCTGGCGCAGCCTCAAAGCCAGGTTCTTCTTTGGTCTTTGGCAACCGTAGAATCAGCCCAGCCTTGGGATCGGCAATCCCCATCTCCCGCACAGCTACCCTGTAAGCCGCATTCTGCAAGTGGGCTTCGTAATAGACCGCTTTGCCTGTCTTCCAGTCGCACTGCGTCACTACGCCATCAATTTCAGCGGAGAGGCAATCCTGAGTCCCAGCAAATCCATGGACATGACTCACCACCATGCTTTCTACTGCCAACGGCCTGAAATTAACCTTCTTGCGCCACTGCTGCCATGCATCTACAGCTATTTGCGCTTCCGGTCCTATCGGTGGTTCGTAGCCGACTTTCTGGCACAGTTCGCCCCGCAGCAGCCATTCAATGCGCTGGTGGGCTTGTGAGCCTATGTCTCCTGCCTTCTCCAGCAGCTTCTTGCTCGCCTGCTCTTTGCCGATTCTCTGGGCCAGTTGGGTGACGAATCCAAGCTTGCTAACGGGCAAGAACGCTGATGGCACTTTCATGTAAGCCTGCATTAACTGCTCGTAGAAAGTGCCCGCCTGATCGATGACCATCTCCCGCTCGACTTTCGCGCCCCAGTACATGAGCGCTGGTTTTGAGATACAACTCAAGATGGTCGTGACGCTGGGGTACTTCTTGCCGTTGGCGTCGTAGAACCGGCCGCGATGTGTCTCTGTGCGTTTCATTAGAATGGGCAATCGTCGTCTGTCGCTTGGTATTTGGTGTCTTCTACATACTCCGGTTCTTCTGTCGCTGCTACCGCTGGCTGCTTGTAATCCGGGCGGTCTTTAACGCGCACATATTCCTTGGGAATCTCGATGCGCTTGGCACCATTCGCCTTCAGGACAACCTGTGGAAATGAGAAAGGGCCGTCGTCCCCGATGCCCTCTGCAACCTGAATCTGACATGGAGTTCCTACAACACCCTCAACGTCGAACTCCTCAAGCTGCTTGGGGGTCATCTCCTTCTGCCCCCACGTTTCGAGCATGATTCGCAGGTTTGCTTTCTCATGGAGGGAAAGCGTGTATTTCTTTGAGACCATGTAGGGCTTGCCGTCGATTCGAGGCGGCTTAGCTTCCACCAGCCACTTAATCTGAATCTTGTGCTTAGGCCCCCATTCGCCAGGAACAATGCCCAAATCCACCACGTCACAACACACCCCGGGCCACAAACCTTTAGGCGTGGGAGTGAAATTGCTCTTTTCTTGTCTCGCAATAATCGCCATACTCTCCTCCTAAGTTGGTGTGGGAGCCCCCAGGAATCCCCCGGAAGTAATTGAGCCGGTTCTAGCGGCTCGACGGGCTCCCATCGTGGTTAATCTCTTGTTGGTTCATCGAACCCCTTATCAGGTTCATCTACCGTTACAAACTTCGTGACATGTTCCCGCTCGAATCCTTCTGTCCTGTGCGCATGGCACTTCCGGCCCGTGGTGGTATCGCAGCGCAACTCTGAGCAGCCCACGCAATCGCAGTTCTTGACGTGGTGCCATGCGCCGCACCATGGCATCCAAGCCGCCGCATCGGGATGCAGGAACGTGTGACAGACCACGCACTTGTTGTGGTAGCGTGCGAATACCAGTGGGCGCACCTTGGCCTTGTCTTGACCCTCCAGGAATAAGTGCCCGTCTAGCGAAATGAATGAGCGGTTATCCTCAAGTATTCCTGCCTCTTGTAGGTTCTGCGTTACCGTCTTGTCCCGCTTCGCGCCCCTAGGCATTTGGTGGTTCTCCACGAGTTCCAACAGCTTGAACATGTCATCTGCCTGCTTTGCAGCGTCCCGTATCTCTCGTTTGGGCTCCGAGGTAGGCATGGCTACGACTCCTTCCTAGCTTTGCCCTTGTGAAACATTGAGCATTGTTCGTTGTACAGACCGTTCTTCGAAAGCGGAATCAGCACATGCAGCGGGCTTTTGGCGTTGTTGCAATCTTCGTAGTTGCTAATCAAATGCAAGAGCCAGACCGCGCATCCGCTCTTTCCGTCTGGCCCGTTGATGTGCACGCACTTAGAGCAGTACCGAGCCTCATAATCAGCGCCTTCACTTCCGTTAGAGAAGTAGCCCACTACATCCTCCTTGCCGCTATGCCCCTCACGGGCTAAGCTAGAACCCTTCAGTATTGCTGCAAACACTTGGCCTCCTTTAAAACGGCTCAGCTCGCCACCCTTCCGCCTGGCTCTAGGGAGGCCAGATGAATCGTTACGGCTCACTCCTCCGATTCCTTCGTTTCGCACGAGTGCACAAAGATGTAAAACAGGAGCAGGCCAAGAAACCACCAGCCCTTAATCCCATCGCACAGCCACGCGATAATGAGGAGCAGTCCCACTCACTTACTACCCGCCGCCCAGGCCACTGCCGCAATCAGCAGGCAGGCCAGCAGGAACGTGATTACCTCTATGCGCCGCTCTGCCTTCTTGCGCTGCCTTGCCATGTCCATCCGCTTCCATAGCATTCGCATCTCGTCAGTAGTCACGGTTTTGCAGCGTCCTCTGCCTCCTGTTTGGGCTCCTCGACAGGCATAGCGACGCTTCCTCTGGTGCCTACAAATTCAGGGAACATCTCTACCCCGTCACCACGGTAGAAATGAGATTCCCCGAGTTGAGCCCACTGCTTTTGAATGCTCATATTCCACCGAGCCTGAGTACATTCATGACATTCACATTTGCTGTGTTGGTCTTCAAAGTTCACGTGTGTGCTCCCCAGACGTATTCATAGATTTTCTCTGCTGTGGCGATTATGTTTTCCGAGCGCGTCTCATCTAGGCAACAGGCTTGCGCAATGCACCATTGACGCCTTTCCCGCTCGATGGCCATAAGGTCGTCAACCAACACTGTTACGCGGTCTTTCTTCTTGGTGAAAATGCTCACATGGCCCTCGCAAACAGCAGAAGAAACCCGCACACAATCCCAAACCCGATGACGCAGCCCACGAAGAATGCAACTCTGTGGTCCCAGCCCGACTCACGGCGCTCTCGCACAGCATCACAGGTGACGTATTCGGAAGCGGCAATTCTGATGGGGTCGCAGCAGTACGCTGTCTGCTCCGTTGCTTTCGTTTCGACAGGCATGGTTACTTCTCCTCGGCTGGATGCCAACAGAGGTCTTTACCCCAATCTATTGCCTTGCAGATTTCACCTGAATGCTTAGGCCATGCTGGAGCTGGAAAAGGACCATAGCTGACAATTATGTTTGGGTCTGTACCAGGCCCCTCAATTTCGGCCTCGGGAGCAGTCCATCCAGGACATCCCGGAGGATTGAGGATTATCTTTGGCTCCGGCTTAATCTTTGTATAGTCCGGACACTTTTGTTTGTTCTGACAGCCGCTTAGCAGAAGACCCGCTAGGCTATAAGCGACGTAGAACTGCGCAAACCTAAAAGACTTCATCTTTCGCTCCATCGCGACCAATAATCCTGAATCGCTTCTTCCTCAGTCCTTCCGTGCCCTACAATCGGCTTGCAGTCCTCGCATCCGCAGTACCCTGGTTCCCAGGAGGCGTCAAAGCCCACATAGACAGGCACGACGGTTAGCTGTGCGTTGCGATCTGGCGCTTCGCTGGAGAGCCATTCGAGAATGCGTAGGCCAATCATGACTTCCTCCACGATGGGAGCGGGGGTTGGTTGAGAGATTCGAGTAATTCAAGCTGTGGCTGCGAGAATTCGAGATACTGCTCAGGGGTTAGCCAGCGATGCGTCTTATTGGTGAAATCCAGAACCAGATACATCCCCTCTGGCTCGTTCTCCACTTGCCGCAGGTACATGAATGCGCCCATCTTCCCGGACGCTATAGCTGCCACGGGCTGAGCTACATCTCGTTGGTCGCTAGCAAACCCAACCTCCTGAGGGGCCGTTTCGCTCTTATGGGGAAGGCAATCGGCCCCTCTCGGTGTTTCTGGTGAAGGCTTTCTCTTCGTAACATCCTCCGTGAACGTGCATCTGCGGCATTGAACTCCCGGCGTGTAATCTTGAGCACCGCACCACGGGCAGCGTTGGTCATTCATAAATCGGCTCCTCCACTACTTGCTCCATCACCTGCAAATCCGGTAGTGCTTGCCGCGAGAGTTCCCGCTGCGAGCTATTCAGCTTGTGCGCGAGCCCCACAGCCATAACCAAAGCGAGTGCGATTGGCACCCAGTCAAATCGCGCAACGGTGCGAAGGTGCGGCTGAACCATCGAGATCGCGTAAGCAAATCGGTAAGCGCCATCGAGTGTCCACAGCAGGCCAAGCCCTACCCTTATTGCGCACTCAATGTCGCCAGAAGGTGCAGCCAGAGAGAGAAGCGTTGCGCAACCTGCCGCAAGCAGCACGGAGGCAAGGATGAAGTGGTTGCGGATTACGGGGGTTAGCGAATCAAGATGAAATACACGGCGAGTATAAGAGCCGAGCAGCATATCCAACCAAATAGAAAACAGCCCACACACGGCGATAGAAACCACCCCATAAAACCTCCCATGCTCCATCGAATGCCGCCCTGCAATCGCCACCATGAACACGATAGGCAGGATGGCTGCGAGGCCGTAAAACAGCTTGTATTCGTCAGTGTCGGGCGCAAGCCTGCCGATTCTCCAGCACGCCCACTGCGTTGAGCCGATGAACAGTATTTGTGAAACGAGATACCCGATAACTGTCCAGTGAATGCGCCCCGGTGCCTGCTTGAGTGTTGCGACAATCAGCCAGCCGAGAGCGCACATTGCTGCGTAATTGTTGAGGTTTCTCACTTCAAACCCCTGCGAATTTGTATCGTGTCCCACATTATCCAGCCCGATACCCAAACGTTAAGAAAGGCTGCAAACAAGAGCACAATTAGAATTTGGTGGTCACTCACGCCACACGCTCCCGGTTGCTATAGCTGTCGAGGCGTATACTTCGAAGCTGGGTGTACCTTGCAAACCCAAGAAAGGAGACCTGCGATGCGATACGAAGACGACCTGTTCGAAGGTTCGCCGATCCCGCACTGGCCGTAAAGTAAGTAGACCCAGGCCGCCGCTCCCCAGCCTCACCCAGAGACGGTAGCTTGTGCGGCCCAGGCTTCGCGGCACGTTGGGCGTTATCCGCGAATTTCGCGTCATACGAAGTCTTACTCTGTAAGCGTTGTAGTGTGTCTCCGAGAGCGTCCATAATCTCGGGCGTGACGACCTGTGAATGCAGCATCTTCAGGCTTCCCAAAACAGCCTCCGAGAACGTCTCCCACATAGGGTCAAAAGCGTCCTTCAACTCCCACACCCTTCGCAGGTCGTCAGACCCGAACCGAATGGAACAAACCTTTTTGTGGATTCCCATGAGCGCACCCCCAATAGGAAGTACCGAGAAAAACTGGTACTGTAACTTGACAACTGCGTTAACAACGAGTAGTAGACGTGCTGGTAACTGCCCTCTTCTCTGCTGGGAAGACCTTTCGCTCCGGGCAAACTGGAAAGCCTCGTCGCCGGTTGCTTCCGAACAGAGGCAAGTAACTCGGGGGAATCCGTGATTCCAATAAGCTGGCTTATGGGTGTGTCCGACGAGCAGTTGTTACATTTTGAAACAGCTCGGCTCAACAAAGCAGCCATCTTGGAGAAAGAAGCCAAGGCCATGCGGGAAGAGGCCGACGACCAGCGGATTGAAGCTGGCGTGGCCGCGTGGATACGTGAGCACCGCACCGAGATATTGCAGAAAGTCGGTTCCAACCTGGAAGATGCCCTACCAACACAATTCAGGAAATCAGCCTGAATTTTGGCTTCGGAGGGTGGGTTTTCCCCAGTTCGCTCAGGATTAGTTTCCCTTGCGCCCGCTGGCCTGGATTTCCTGTCCACGGCGGCCCTCCGAAACTGGTGATTGCTACCCCATTCGCTGGTTATGTTAAGTTCGTAACTTGTTTGTTTAGTATTCATTAGTGGAGATTGATTGGGCGCACTCGTTAGAAGTGGGGTGTTTTCTTTCACGTTAGGCTGCCTTCTTCCAGTTGACGGATTTGCAACGAGGGCACTGCACGGGGTCGGCCTTGCGGGGAGTCCATGACGCCCCGCATTTCTGACAGGTTAGGTTCTTCATGGATGATTGCATGGCGGGGATAATAATAGTAGCGTCCGAGATTGTCAATAGGTCTACCGATAATCGCACACTATATTATTAGGAAGTTTACGTGCAGGTGAATCGTCATGGCCGCAACTAACCTACTTAAAGGCTTTCCTTTGCGTCATGCCCGCTGGTTCAAGAGCAAAGTTTCTCCTCCAGCGGAAAACAGTTTCACAGTGCCGGGCATCATCCATTCCCGCATCGCGCCCACTGCAACCTATAGTCCGTGGCTCTCCGATGACCGCTTCATGGACGTGTACGAAGATGTGAAGTCGCATACGCTGGTAGACATCTACCGCTGCTATGAGTTGTGGACGCTGGCAAAGCAGCTGCCGGAAGGGGCTATCTTGGAAGTGGGTGTTTGGCGGGGCGGAACAGGGGCGATCTTGGCAGCGGCGAATGAGGGGCGAAGGGTCTACCTGGCTGACACATTTACCGGGGTGGTGAAGGCAGGCTCGCAGGACACGCGCTATAAGGGCGGCGAACATGCGGATACCTCGAAGGGGGCGGTGCTCGAGCTGCTCGAGTCCCTCGGGTTGCAAGCTATAGTGCTCGAGGGGGTGTTCCCAGACGAAACAGGCACTCGAGTACTCGAACCTATCGCCATGCTGCACTGCGATGTGGACGCCTACGAATCAACGCGAGACATCGTGCTCTGGACGCTGCCTCGGCTCGTGCGCGGCGGCGTGATGGTATTTGACGACTACGGCTTCTCAGGCTGTGAGGGCGTCACCACGCTTTGCAATGAGCTGCGAGGAGACAGAAGCCTGCTTTTCCTGCACAACCTGAATGGGCACGCAATCTTCGTAAAGCTATAATTTGCACGCCTGGATGCAAATTCTGTTATTTGCACGTTTTCATGCAAGCGGCGATGGACTGTAAGACATCTTCGGAAACGTGCTCAGCCTTTCCGAACCAGTCTCTGTTGCCGGAAGTGAACTCCTTGAAGGCCGGATGTATCTTTGACAGCCTGTAAGAGAAGCCTCCGTCTGGGCAGTGTAACGGGTTGACTGCCTTAATAAAAAACAGTTGATATACGCCGTTGCCCCAGAAAATCGGTTGCCCTACCTTATACTTTGGCTTTCGTTTCATGCTCGGTACGCCTTACCGTTGAAAACGGCTCTCCCATTGTGAATCGGCACACAGACGGGATACAGGTCGTTTCCATCGAGATAGACCACCACGACGCCCTGTTGCCGATCGAGGAACTCTGGCGCATTGAACGGAACTGAAGTATAGATGTCCGCGCCCTTCTTCGGCTCGCCTAAGATTGAGAGGTTGCCCCCTTCGACCGCAAACATCTTTCGCTCCAACCCTCGACGCCATACACATGCCAACCTCTCTCCGTGCCCTGTGATTGTGCTGCATAGCCGCGTGTCTATTTCGTGGTGCGCCTGATAGCCTGCCTTCTTGCGCGTGGTGTAGGAGTGGTGGACGAATACGTTGTTTTCGGGCTTGCGATTGAATAGCCATGTGCCGTTCGGGTATGGGCCAGAGTAGTGGATGCCCATGCGTTCGAGGCCCAGTAGCGCCTGAACGCCCAGTTCCCTCTTTACGCCTTCGCTCAGGTTGAGCATTTGAAGGGCTTGCGGGCTACTGCTAATGACGCGGAATAGACGCCACTCATGGTTGCCTTCGTTGAAGAATGCTCGCTTCTTAGGCCGGACGCGCTTCATAAACTCGGCCAGCAGCCCCTGTGCGGACTTCAGTTCATCGTGGGCGCTTGCTCCCCACTTGTCATCCACGCGGGCGGCATAGCGCATCGAGAGGTTGCGGAACTCAATGAGATCACCGTTGACGCCGGCCACATCGGGCCTGAGGTCGGCACCAATTTGCATTGCCACTTCCCAGGCGCTCGCGTCGTAACATGGGGCCTGAACGTCTCCCACAATAAACGCTGTCTCAATTCCCACCTTGTCGCCTCCTCCATTCCTGAGCGTTAATCCGCTTTTGCATCAAGCGGGCAGGGTTTTGCTCAATCAGTTTTCTGAGGAGACGACCATGCGGGCTGGCTAGGTATCGGCGGACGGTATCGCGGTGTACCTGCGAATGCTGATAACGCCTACGCCGAGCAATGCCCCTAGGGGAGTTGTCGTACAGCTTCTGCTGGGCTGGGGTCGTCATGTGAGGGCGGCTGGTTGCCCTCGCGCTGTTTTATTTTGCCGGCGAAGCTGCGGGTGCTGGTGATGCAGGCGGTACGGCCGCTGCACTCGCTGCATCAAGGGCTGCCTGTGAGGACTTGAGTGCTGTAACTACCGCCTCCACCGCTGCCGGGTCAACGCCACTGCCAGCCGCAATCTTGGCCGCGAGTGCTTGCAGGTCTGCGATTGCCACTCCTACCGAAGCCGAGATTGCTGCCTGTTCTGCCTGAAGGTCTGCCAATGCCTGTGCTGCTGAAGCTACGCTCATGTCTATTCTCCTTAGTCTAGTTAGAACCTCGAATTCAAAGTCTTTGTCTCGAAACCAATTCATTTGGCTTCCAATCCCCTTTTCAGCCAGTCCATCGCTTCTTGGGGTGTAACGACGCTCAGTGAATTGGGCGTGCGCAGCATCAGGGTTTTAAGCCCCTCCGTGCCCGCCGTGATGATTAGTTTGATTGAGCCGTCCGTGCTGGCGATAGTTACCGTCTTGTCGAACATCGCTAGTTCTCCAAGTCCGTCGAGTACGGCTCCGCATCCACCACTACTTGAGCCTTCTGTGCGGCCTTCACTGGATTCTTCTTGTTATGGATGGAATGTACGAGCGCAACAATGGCTGCTGCGATGGGCGGTTCGAGTTTACTTGCCAGTTCAATGAGGGCCGCTATAGCCGCCGCGCTCATCGAACGTGTAGCTTCTCGCCCATCGAGAGCTTCATCTGCATCTCCGGGTGTCCGCCATCCTTGACGAGTTTGTTGAACTGCCTCTTGAAATCGCCGACAGACTTCGCTGCGGGACGCACCCGCATCCCCGCCTTTACTTGGGGCGGATATGATGCCCACAGCACGGGCTCGGCGTTCATGGCCGACTTCGGCAGGGATTGCATGTGCGCTTGGATAATCGCCTGATAGGTTCCGATGGCGAGGTCAAGGATCGCCGTAGCGAGCTGCACGTCCTTGTTGGTCGAGACGCCCAAATCGCTTTCGAGTTGAGTTGCAGCGGATTCCACGTCTGAGAGTGCTGCCGATACCGTAGTCGAGCCCTGAATGTTGTTGATTGCGGCCACGAGGTCAGTCACGGCCACATTCACCTTCGCTTCATCGGCCTGTATCGCGGGCGATGCCGCAGGCTTCACGAGAGCGATAACGCCATTCACCGCAGTCTCAAAGATTGGCAGGTAAGAAGCAATCGTTGCGGCGCTGATACACCCGGCCAAGAGCAGGACGGGGAGTAGCAAAAGAAGTTTTCTATTTCTCATCACATCTCCTTAACGGATAGATTGGTGCATTGGTGATCTTCGCGTGCTTGTCGCATACGGACTTGCCGCCCGATTCGCACGTCGAAAGGTTTGTGCAGTAGAAGCATGGCGGGATGCCGTCATTCACCTTGGCTCGTGCGCCTGCGATTGAACGGCGAGCCCAAGCTGTGCCGGTTCTCACGGATTTGTGCTAGAATGCATTCCGTTGCGCATTTGTGGGCGAGAGGTCAAAGCCTGACCCGGCTAGAGTGGGGCTACAGCAGCCGCCGAGGGGCGTTTTAGGCACCCCACCCATCCGTTCGAATCGGATCGAATGCGCAGCCTCAACCTGTCACGTATCAAGTAATTCACTCAGCTTTGTAGCCGCCGACACGCCGAGCTTTTGCGCTACGGTTGCGGCCCACGTAACAGGCGAATCGTTCCCCGTATACTTGCAGGCCACGTCAATGATTCGGTCAGTTAGTTTGTAAACGTGCGAATGGCCGGTAAGCATCAAATCGCATTGGTGCTGGAGCGCAAGCCATCCCGCTGCATCATCGGGGAAAATGGTCTTCTCGTGGTCTACTCCGCCACCTACATCGCCCATTTCAAGGTCGCCTGGATTGTGGCAACGCGCTGGCAAGCTATTCGGGACAAAGAATCCCTCTGCGGCTGCTATTGCGTGGGCTAGTTCTATCGCCTTGGGGTGCACTATTTTGCAGGCGGATTGATAATTGTGGCGCTCGGGTCGAGGCCGCTGGTGTTCTTAATCAGGTTGTAAAATAATTGCCTCCACCATCCCGCGTCAGACTTCAGGGGAGGCAGCGCCTTGGATACATAGACCAAGAGCTTGACGAGTCCCCCTCCAGCTATGAAAGAAGAAACAAGGGCTAGGATTTGAACTTTCATCTGCCATTCCTTTTGGGGACATATCGAATGCCCTTGGCTTCTAGGGGGCCTTCAGATTCCAGGTGGATGTGGGGCGGAAAATAGGTCAGTTTGCTATTGATTTCACCGAGGGCTTCTTGATTCTGTCGGTGTCGCTCGTCTTGTTTCCTTTCTAAGTCCCTAGAGGTATTTTCCAATGTGTCTTGAACAGCCACGGCTTTCTTCTCGGCTTCCCTCTTGGCCCTAGAGCGATTGGCCCACATATACAGAAGGATGGGCACGGTGGTGGTCGCTACCGTCTCTAATAACCTAGACCAGTCCATCGAGGCTCCCGGTTAATTGGCTAGTTACGTGCACTGGATATTCCAAAGCGCCCTAATCGGCGCAACTGGAGGCTGAAAAGTGAAAGTGTTTGCCACTTTTGTGCTAGTACTTGCAGGTCTAGTACCTACTCACGCGGATACTCAAATGTGGGACATCACCGGCAATCTGGTCTGCTTCGGATTCGAGAAGTGCGACACGCCATTTAACCTCACCGCCACAATGACCACCCAAACCGAGACGGGCACGTTTTTCTTCAATTATCTGGGCGTACCGGCCCAAGGCACCTTTCCAGTCGAGACGGCGATTAGCGGCACATTCAATGGCGATCCCATCAGCTTCCAGGGGCCATTGTTCCCCGCTCCCGGCATTGATGACTTCCTCATGTTTGCAGACCTACCTGAAGGCATATCTTTCTGTACTGGCGCTCAATGTTTTGGAATCTTCTACGATGGCGATGGGGTGAAGATATTCGGCGCTGGCGGCTCGCCATTTGATACGGAATATGTCAGCTGGGGCGCAGCAGACCCCGTTGGCACTCCCGAACCTTCGACGCTAATGCTGTTCACTGTGCCGTTATTGCTGGCGCTGATGCGCTGGGCGCAGATGAGCTTGCGGAAATTGTCGGCGCACTAACTGACGGAGCCGCCGCCGAGACCGTGAAGGATGCAGGCAGTGTCTTCGTCACACCGTTGAGTGTCAGCGATATGGCTCCCGCAGCGGCAGCCGGAACGTAGCATGACGCACCTGCCCCTTGGCAGACATACACCCCATCCGCCACGATACACAGATTCGGGTAGTTTGTTGGACACGTCGCGTGCGTCGCAGTCGTGGCCGAGGAAATCACCCCCGGAGTTATGGCTGGATTCTGCGCACGCATTGCTGAGCCGATAAACAATACGAAAAATGCTGCTAGAGCTATTCTCACTGGACTTGTACTCCTTGAAGTTGAACTCCACTCATTGTTGAGGGAACCAAGATGCCTGAGCCTGATGCTGGTACTGTCTGCGTTGAACCCGTGGATGAATTGTCTGTGATCGTCAGCGTGCCCGATGCGGTGCCGGTCACGGTAGGCGCGAAGGTTACCTGGATCGTGCAGGAAGCCCCCGCTCCCAATAATGCAGGGCAATTGTTCGTTTGGGAGAACGTCGCTCCGCTCATAACGATGCTGGATACACTTAGCGGAGCCGAGCCGATATTCTGGAGAATTATTGGAATGGCGGGCGTCTGATTGACTACCACGTTATTGAAAACCGCCGCCGCAGGAGAGACAGAGGCTATCGGCGTGGTGCCTGTGCCCGAAAGCTGGATGATCTGTGGGCTGCCGGCCGCATTGTCAGAGATGTTCAGTTGCGCCGTGCGTGAACCTGTTGCGGAAGGCGTGAACTTCACAGTTTCAAGGCAGGTCTGCGATTGCGCTAGAGATTGGCCCGCAGTACATCCGGACGTCAATACGAAGTCTGCCGCGTTCGTTCCCGAGATGGTTGCAGGGGGACTGCCCATCACGAGGGCGGCGGTAGTCGTGCTCGTGATCGTGAATGATTGCGATGAATTAGCCCCGACGACTACGCTGCCGTAATTGAACGGCGATGCGGGGGCGATGTTGATGCCCGGTTGCGCACCCGATACTCCCGTACCGCTTAGGTTGATGATGTCGGGGCTAGATGGGGCATTGCTGGTGATTGAGAGGGTGGTTGTCTTGAGTCCCGTCGCGGTCGGGCTGAATGTGACCCCGATCGTGCAAGTCCCGCCCGGTGCTACGTTCGGGGTAGGGACGCAGGTAGAAGTGTTCTTGCTCCAGACTGTTGTATCGCCCAAACCATTGGCGGTGACTACCAGCGTGGCCATGCCCACGTTCGTTATGGTCAGCGTCTGCGTGCTAGGTGACCCAATCGTCACGTTTCCGAATGCCATTGGATTCGGGCTATCGCTGGTGACGGGACTAGCGGGAGCTGAGGTGGTGCCACCTCCGAATGTCAATGCCCTATCTGGATGCGGGTAGGTGAATGGTGTGTAGCCCGCTGGTGCTCCGCTGTCCACGAAGTAGTCCCTACCTAGCTGAAAGAAAAACGGGGACGCGCCTCCATTCGCGGCTATATGCGAATCCCCCGTACAGGGCAGCGCATGTCCCGAGATGCAATTATTCCAGATATAGCTAGGGTGGTTGGCTGGGGTGCTCGTGCTCTGATTGCCTGTGCATGTGCTGCAACTCCAACTGGTTTGCTCACCACCCGGAACTTTGAAATGGGGATAGGCAACGGAGCCATCATTAGCACAGGTCGCACCCGGCCCGCACTCAACGATGGAATCCAGAAGGGTGGCTGCGCCGAAACCTTCATCCTGATAGGCAACCATATTGTCATGGATATACCAAATGCCCTCCCTGTCCCAATTGTATCTGCGGCTCAGGTTGCGTCCATTTTTAGGGTTACCAATTTGATTGTTATAATCCTCTACCTGCCGCCCTCCCGTGGTGGAGGATAGTCCATGGGTTTGGGCGGCGATTCCATTTAGAACCATGTGGCGAGCAACGAAGCGGCAGTTGTTATCGCAATCCCATCCCTGCCCGAAGTTGTCCCACACTCCGTCCTCAAAATAGACGTTTATGTTCCCGTGATTCCCCAGTGCGTCTACGTCTGCCATTCCGAGTGTATCGGCGTTATACCAAGGATAAGGAGACTCAATATGAACGCTGGCTCCCCCTGGGCAGCACTCGCCAGCAGGCACGCCCGCCGTAGTGACCCCCACAATGTAGGTGTTCCAAGATAAAGCGCCAATTCCGGTTATGGCGAGAACCGAAATTTGCGGCTCATTGCCGAATCGCTGGGCGATTTCTATGGTGTCATTGTCGAGGAATGGTTCTTTGGTTCCAGTCCCGCTAGTTGCGATGGCATTCAAAATGGGCTGGGATGTTTCTTTGAAATAGATTCCCGCAATGCGCTGATGGAAATTGTTCCCTGAAGTCAAGCCTATCAGTGCAGCTACAGGCTTCCAAAAGGTTGCGTTGGGCGGTTGCTGGCCGGTATTTGGTGAGATCGCCAAGTAATAATTTCCATCGCAGTGGAAAGGAGCAGCACAACCTGTAAAGTTATTCAAAACCCTGTCACCAACCACATAAGCCGTCGTATTCGACCAGTTCCCTTGCCACTGATTCGTCGATGCGTTAATAGTGGAGGTATCGTTGATGATTGTGACGCTTCGCGCTGGCGGGCTGCCATAGACTAATGGCGCGGTCGTGTTGATGTGCTGCGCGAGAATCTGGATTTGCTTGGAAGTGTTTATCGCAAACTGCCCGGTAAGCCCATTCGTCCAATCGCATGTCCCATCGGGAATAAGTACCGTGTCCCCATCATTCACTGAGCCGATTGCCGTAAACACATCTGACTGATTGCAGGTAGCCGCGAGAACTCCCCCTTGTGCGGTGAAGGTAGAGAAGCCGTAGTTTAGGAAGTCGCTCGCCACGCCGTTCAGGTTCCAGAAGCCCATGCCGGGAGCGCCACCCGTATAGGGCCCAGTGATACAGGCTCCGGTACAGCTAACCCCGCCTGAACCGTTATCGGTGCGGGTCATTACCAGCGTACCTTGATGGAAGAACTTTAGCGTGGTGGGATTCGTGCCGGTCGCTGTGCCCGAGATAGTTTCGCCGTCCGCAATGTGGACATTCGTTATGGCATGCTGGGAAGGATTGTAGACTGCATCGCACCCCCCACTCAGATTGAGGAAACAGAAGTTGCCCGCTGGCCCGTTATGCCGAACGATTACGAAGTAAAGAGAACCACTGGCCCCTTGCACCGATGCGTCAAGTTCATACCCATTATCAGTGTTGCCGAAACAGGAAGACCGCAGGCGTATCTCTACTTCCTCTTGTTCAGCATTGATAGGCTGGTTGATGGTGTGAACCACGGCGGTTGCAGATTGCGTTGTGCCCCATGTTCCCGTAAGTATCGCCGTCCCATCGTTGAACGTAGTAGTGTTGTTGACGGTTGTGCCAGTGGCCATCTGCACGCCACCATTGCCCAACACGGTCTGCACATTGGTCATGTGTGTGCAGTTGAGCGCACCATTTAGCCAGATAGGAGGAGAACCTTGGGCAATCGGATTCTCTACGGCGGGAAATGTGGTTGTGTAGAATTGCGCATGCGCGGTGAAACAGAAACCAAAGATTGCAAATATGAGAGCGAATCGCTTTATCAAAAGGCCACCAATCCCAGGATCACGGCGTCAGTCGTTCCAGTTCCGAATGTTGCTGTCTGCGCTCCAGCGCCTACGCCCGTCTTTTCCTCTAACAGTCCGCCCGTTTCGCCGTTGAAGTCATGGCCCGTGCTGCCGCCTCCGCAAGACGCAGCGGAACCAACACCCTGACAGGCATTCGTGTCATTGCGAGCGGTATACCCGGCCCCAACCGTGCAGGTGGAATCAACACCTATGCAGGCAGCGAGAACCAGATTTCCTGAGCCGGTAGTAGTGAGGCCGCTAATTGTCGCGACTCCACCCGATGCCGCTGTATTGCTGTATTGAGGCGTGCCGTTGAGGGTTGAGAGAGTTCCAGAGTAGGAGTACTCGGCATATTCCCAAAGGATGATAGAAACTGTTGAGCTAATCGTCAGCGTGCAGAGTTCTGGCCCCGCCCCTGCCACCATTGACGCGATATAGAATAGCTGGCCGCTATTGCCCGCCTGCCCTCCTGCGCCTGCCTTCGGTGAGCCGATTGCCGTCCATGCGCCATTATTCGTGCAGGCAAAAGAGGCGGTTGCGGTGGTAGATGACCATTCGACAGATACAACGCCAAGATGCCCAGCGGTAGGATTGACGTGGAGGTTATAGGCGCAGCGGGTTGCTCCAGCTCCCAAGGTTACGCAGCCCGTAACGGTCCCTGCGACATAGGCGAACGCGCTAGGGCCGGCAGCCGCCGTGAATATTTTGCGGTGCCCACCATTCATCTGCGCGGGCGTGCTTATCCCTGCGATCAGAAGCGCGAGAACCGCACTTGAGAGCCTAAACAGTTTCAATTAGTAGGTTCCGGTCACCGTGAATGTTGCTTGTTTCGAGGTTCCGTCTGCTACGAAGGTGAAAGAGATTGCATCATTCGAGGCCAGCGTTGTGGTCGCAGATTGCGTCCCGGAATTTCCGCCGCCCGTCTTGGTATTGTTGCAGGTTACCGCCCCAGTCAGCAGGCCCGTGCTCGCATTGTTCGCGGCATTCATGCTCGAAGTTCCCGCATTGTCTGTGAAGCAGAGCAGTCCGGTGAGCGTCACCGTTACGCCCGTCTTATTGATGCAGAAGAACTGGAGGTAAGTGCCAGCCGGAATAGCGTTCAGGCCATCGCCGATACCCGTCTCGCATATCCATTTGCTGTATTGCGCGGCAAGCTGAGTAGCTGTCACGGTGTTGTTGGTCATGTCAGCGCCAACTACCGCAGAGCTTGTTACGGCCTGCGTTGCACCTGCGAAGTGAGCCACGCCAGCACCGGGGGCCGATGCTGTCACGCATGTTGTGCAAGTCAGCGTTCCGGTGGTCGTGATCGCGCCGCCGCCAAGTGGTGCGCTGGTCGCAATGTTGGTGACGGTTCCGGTGCCCGCTCCGCTTGCCACATAGAAATAGCCATCTACGTTTACAGCCGCCGATGCGCCTACGCTGGTGGAATTGGCAATCATTTGCCCAATGACCCAGATTCCCACCGAAGGCGCAGCAGATTGCGCATGGCATTGCCCTGCCGTTCCGGTTGAAGCGATTACGTAGAATCCGCGTGTGTTTGAGCCGTTCGCATCCATCGTGCAAAGGCCCTGCCCGCCAGAAACGTACTGGGCGAAACCTGAAGTTGCCCCACCCCTCTGAACAATGTAAGTCTGTGTGTTGATGTCTCCAGTTCCAGCCTTGATGCAGCCGGTAGATGTGGGCTTCATGAGCAGGTTGTTCGTGGTGCCCGTCACGGTATCATTGACGCATTCATTGGTTTCCGCGTTCGCCACAAGGTCAATGTCTAAGCCGGACGCTACGTTTGTGCCGTTGTCTACGAGAGTGCTGTTGACGAGGTTCCCGCCTACTGACTTGACGAGGGTATTTGTGCTTGGCCCGCTTAGATGCGTTGACGTGACTTGGCTCGAAGAGTTCAGGTCTGCACCCGAGAACATCACATAGACTGCCGCCGCTCCGTTATTGCAGAGCATCGCATTGCCCGAAGCATCTGCGGTGAATGCCGCGAAAGTGGCCGAGCAGCCCGATGGCGTACCACCCGGAATCTGCAAGAAGTGGGTCGTGGCGCTCGTACCAGTCTGGAGCTGCTGGCTGATGGATAGGTTGCCGTTTACATCGGCCTTGAAGATGTCCGAGTTCTTCGCTGCGTTTTGGAAGTGGAGGAAGTTTCCGGTGGAGGCAACGTCGGTGTTGCGATTGCCATAAATAACATCGGTATTGTTCGCGCCCTGTGCGATGGAGTGCCCTGAGCCCGCACTGTATGTCCAATTAGCACTCCCCGTCACAGTGTTTGCCGCGCTGAAGAATGTGCCTTGCGCTGCCAGCGGTGAGCCCGTGGTTGAAATGGTGGTGGGCGCTTGCCACAGAGCCGTTGAGCCATTCGATGTAAGCACCGTTCCGTTCGAGCCGATTCCCAAGTTGCCATATTGGTTTGTGCCGTTGCCGACAATGAGGCCACCCGTGAAGGTTGAAGGCGCGAGGGCGTTGAATGCAGCCGGTGCGGTAGTCGCCCCAGTGCAGCCCATTGCGATTGTGCAAGTGCCTGAGAGAGTAAGCTGCACGTTCCCGGCGCTGGGGTTTGTGAAGCCGAGCGTGAGGCCGTTCGTTGCTGCGCTGTTCTGATAATTGACTGTAGTGCTGGAGATGAGCGGAGTTCCGTTCACCTGAAACAGCGGCCCACCACCGCCACCACCCGAGATGCAGGATGCTCCGGTAGAAATCTTGCAGAGCAAGCTGTGGGTTGAATCGGCCCACACCCGTTGAAATCCTGCGGATGGATTCGCAGGGGTGGATATTTCCGTGAAGTCGATATAGCTCTGATGCAGTGCCGTTCCATTGACGTTGAGGTTATAAGTGCCGGGGGACAAAGTGTTGACGCCCAGCGAAGTGGATGTGAAGCGGTGCACCCCGGAGAATGTGCCGATTGGGATGTGATTCTGGAAGCAGCACTCTGCGATGCCAGTATCGGTGAAAGTTGTAGTGCCCGATCCTGTAACGAAGTGGCCACCGTGATATTGGGCATTTTGAGACCAATGCGGACCCTGCGATGAACTGCCCCGCACGACGCAATAGCCCTGAATTGCACCCGTGCCAGAAAGAACAGGGTCAGTCCACGTCAATGTGGTTGCATTGTTCGCGCCGGACAGCGTGACAGGTATCCCTGTGGTTGGCACAGACAATCCAGTGCTGCAATTCCCGCTTGTGGAAGTAAGCAGGAAATAGTAGTAGGTTCCAGCCGCGATACTGCCGCCCGTGGTGGGTGAAGTTGCAAGATTCGTGGGCGCATAAGCTCCGGGGAATGTCACATCAAATGAGCCAGCCGCACTAGACTTCAGCGCCACTTCTGGTCCATAGTTCGTGGACAGTCCCATCCCATAACCAAGATAAGGATCGGCGTTCACCGTGGCGAATGAACTTGCTGCGGGATTACCGGTCTGAAACGCCCGGAAGCCACCCGTAGGAACGGAGTTTTGTTGAATATCTGTTTCGGAAGATTGAGTAGTGGCTGAAAATAGGTCGAAGCCGAATCCGTTCTCCATGTAGAGAGAGCCGGTGGTGTTGCCGCTTCCGTCTATCGCCACGTTTCCAGAAGCCGCAGGCGAACCCAGGATGCTGCCGAATGATATGCTCCCCTGTAGCTTCTTAATCAGCGCCGCTCCGAAAGCCAGCCCGGAAGTCTGTGAGATTCTGAGGTCTTGAACGGTTACGTTTGAATTTAGGGTGAAGTAGGCAGAATAGGAGTCATCCGAAGTGCCCCCACCTTCAATGTTTATATCTGTGATGTTCTGCCATGGATGCGAGCCGTCATCGTCAATTACGAAATAGCCATTGTTGCAATCTTCTCCAACCACATTATAAAAGACCCAATCGCCCGCCGTGCCCGTCTGTGGCCCGATAGATTTGGCGTCAATGCAGTTGACCATGGTGCGGTCGCTCATTTTGATAATGCCAGGGGGTTGGCTGCCAGTGTCGTTCAGGATGCAGATAGCATTCCCGTTACCCGTTCCCGTGGCCTGTGCCCCACCGCCCGTAGCCGTGTACCAGAGACCGCCGCCATATACTTCCGCACAGTTGGGTTGCGTTGCCGTCCCGCGCCCGCTCAACCCATTGACGGAGGTGTTTACATCATGGAGGACGATGTTGGAAGTTGCGCCAGCGCCATTGGCATCGCCTATGTAAATGGCTTCATTGAAGCCTTGAATGGTCAAATTCTGGAAGGTAACACCGACTTCTCCGATTACAGAGAAAACGGGGCCAGGATTCGGTGAAGCTCCCACTACAACGACAATCGCGGTTGAAGGCCCCTGTCTTAGCTGTGGGCTCTCAGCTTCCGAGCTTCCACCCAAGAGATGAATACCAGAGCAGGGAATGGGGAAGATGGCAGCAGTTGCCGAGGTTCCTGTCTGAACCTGCGTAACTGCGTAAAAGTTCGGTGCGGGAGGAAAGAATACTGTAGCCGAATTCGCTGCGCAGGCTGCGGCTATGGCGGCGGTGATCGCTGCTGTGTCATCATGTCCCACGCCAAGGCCAGTCGCGCCGTATGCAGTAACGTCTACCCAAGGACGCGGCCCTTTTATAGAGGCACTGAATGGAATATTGAGGACGGTTGGCGACGTGCTGCTATCAAGCCCTAGTCCGGTTGATGCTCCGAACGTATTGCTCTTGTTGAACTGAAGCTGTGTGTCAACTCCAGCCGGTGGTGTATTGGATGTGCTGGTGATGCAAGGATTCCCTGTTCCACCGAGTACGCCCGCACTAATTTGCAAGCATCCTGTCTGCGCGGAGTTTGCAAGCGTGATCGCATTCACGCCGAAGTGCAGGCCAATTACGTTCTGCGATGTACTGGTTCCAGAGAGGTCAGTTGCGGCAGTAAATCCTCCGCCGCCCGATGAAAGCGTTACCGTATACGGGCCGATTGCTCCGCCGCCCGGAAGCTGAATCGTGTAATCGTAAGTCCCCGCCGCTACCCACACGCCCCAGTTGCCGAGTCCATCAGAGTTTGCAACACAAGTGCTTGTGCCCGCGAGTACGATCTGGGTGCTGGTCGAGCATGGCGTTCCGAGTGTGATGTCGGTATAGGTGGTGGCTTTATTGGTACAAGGCACCGCATTCGCGGGATGCGAGCAGAAGCTGATGTTGGCATTGGCGACAGCAAATAGTTGCCCGCCCGAGATAGGTGAGGAAGTGACCTGCGGATTGTCGCCCACCCGAACGCCCTGAGCTTGCGCCTCGAGCGGGATGAGAAATAAAGCCAGAAGCAACAGCCAACGTATTCTCATAGACTGGTTTCAACCTTCAGTTCGAGGTAGCTTTTAAGCGTTCCGATTACGATTCCAGCTGCGTCAATCTGTTGGTGCTGAGCAGCTTCGGCCTTCACGGTGAAGGTCACATTCGCGGAATTTGCATAAGAGGAAGTTGTTTGTGTCGCGCTTAATCCGCCAGTGGTGGCGGCGTTGGAAGCCGATCCCTGCGAGGGTGCGTAAATCCCAGCACCATCGGTAACATAGAGATTGATATTGTCAGCGCCCGAGCCCGAAACGGTCTCCCAGAAGTAGGTGTAGGAAATAACCACGCGGCAAGGGCATCCCACCGCAGGCATGGTTACCGTCTGCGAATCTACGTTCGCCAGAGTGTTCGCTGGCAAGTCCACATTTCCGGGCAGAACCTTCGTAGTAAGGGACTGCACAGCGGGGTTGTTGCAACCAATTCCAGGGATCGGGACGTTAAGAAGGCCGCCATTACTTTGAACGCATCCTCCATTGATTGCATTTTGGATAGATACTTGCGTGAAAACGCCCGTAGACGGAGTGGCATCACCGATAGGCCCAGGCGAATCGAATGTATTTCCGCTAAGAAAAGAAGCATTCAAGTTCGGGACGTTCGTGGAACTCCCAACCTGAATCGGTGGAACACCTATCGGGGCCGTGAAGATTCCCTGCGTTGCGGTCACAGTTCCGGCAATTAGCACGGCTCCGGGTGATAGCTGGAGTAGGTTTGTGTTGGAAACTGCGAGTGCCCATCCCGGATTGCCATTGATGCCGCCCGAGAAGCTGGCAGGAGCTCCGTCCACTCCAATGCCGCCCGATGCGACTAGCGTGTCGGTAGTGAGTCCTCCTGCTACAGCCAAGCCCGCAGTGAATGTACCGAGTGCTTGCCACGTCTGTGGATTCGTCCAGAGGTTCGTCAATACGAGAAGATTTGCGCCGCTAGTTACGTTGTCCACGCACCACTGCTGGACGTTCGATGAGTTCGCAACGCATATTTTGTAAGGCAGCTGGGAAATCCAGATCGTCCCGAAGCCGCCGCCGTCAAGCTGCAAAGGATTGGTGTTCTGAATCGTGCCCGTGGAGTCCGCATAGGTTGCTTGGGGCGTGCTCGTGCCCGCTGCGTAGGAATAGACAAATCCGCCCGCGAGTGGACGCCCGGAGTTATCGAGGAATTGCTGATGCGCAACCGGCGAAAGCTGCACAGTCACTTGCGCAAGGGCTTGTGCCGGGATACACATCAACGCTACAGCTAGTAGTGGCCGTTTCATGGTTTCGCTTTTTGTTCCGTATTGCTTTAGGTTCGGTAAGGGGGCAGACTTGCTGTAATGATTTCGCTAGTTGCTTCCGTTCTGTTCGCCCTTCTCGTTATATGGTTCGTGGGATTCATAATCGCGGGACTAATTTCGAGTTGGGCTGGAAACTCAATCAAGAAACAGAATGAAAAACTGCGCAAGACCCTCAGTGGTCCACCTGTAAATCTGGATTAAGCAGCGAACCCAGCGGAATCCTTATATTCCTTGCCGCCGCACTGCCAGAAGCGGCTCCCGGCAATACACGTCCAGCCTGTGATTCAACTTTTCCTAGTAGGCTTGTGCCAATTGTGCCCCGCATCGCGCCAGTACCTCTACTGACTTCCTCATTGCGAGCAAGCCTTACGAGGTCATCTTGCGCAGCATGAAGATTCGTCAGGCGTTCGTTAAGCGGTGCGGCATCAGGAACTGCGGAATTGACCGCATCCTTTAAGCTCCCATAAACTTGCTTATAAACCGGCTTCACATCATCCCCAACAGCATTAGTTCCAGTCCAACGCACACGACTTCCTACCAGTTCCTTGAGTTGATTTGCCTTCAATGGCGTAATCGTGTCCCCAATTCCTTCGTGTAGAGAAGCCTGTAAACCACCAAGCTGTGAGATAGCGGACATTTTTTCTTCGACTGTCATTGCCGAGTTGCGGATTATTTGGTCGGCAGCGTCGTTCAATGGTCTATCAATAATATCTGCGACCCTGAGTGGTGTTTGTGAAGCCGAAAGAGCAGCATTCAATTGCGGCTGAAGTTCCGAGACTCGCTGCGCTACCGCGCCGAGGCGACCACCAGCAAATCGCAAGTCACCTCTGGCTGCCTTCGCCTGTTCGATGTCGCCAGTAATTGGGGATGTGATTGCCTCATCCATTAGTGCCTTGGCCGGATTACCATAAGTAACATCACGTCCCGTAGCTCCCACCGATTCATTGACTACACTGCGCCCCAATTTCGATTTCGCTATAGCTGGAAGTGCTCCGAATAGGGCGTCAGTGAGTCCGAACATTAAGGCATTGGTTCCAGACTCTTCGAGATTTTTAGTTTCCAGGGGATTTTTACCTTCCACCGCCTGCCCCGCACTCGTTCCCAATCCTCCGCCCAAACTCGTAAGTGCAGCATGTGCCAACCAGCCCGCCTCCGGTGCAGCGCCGGGAAGCATCAAGCTCCCCGCTACCGAACCTATGGTTCTAGGGCTTGTGGCGTTTGGATATTCCCTTTGCGTCTGCTGCATTATCGCGGCGTCTTGTGCGTTCCCGCCAAGCGGTCCCATCTTTATTTCGCCCGAAGGCGCTTGCGGCAGTGGCTGGCTATCCACAACAGACAACGACTGCTGAGGCAGTGGCTGACTGTCCACCACGGTTAAACCGCCGCTATTGTCTTGTAACTGTGCCATCTTGTGCTTTCATCCATGAAGTACCATCGCTCAGCTTATGAATGCCAGGGCCTACATTTGCTAGCGCCTTATTGACTGCATCTGGTACCGCTCCTGCCTTTGGCTGCGAGGCGGATGGAGCGGCCTGCGGTTGTCCCGAAATGCTTCCGTCCTTAGCTAGAATTGGGGTTGCCTTCGGGTCTAGCCCGTGGAGTTTCTGGGTATATGCTGCCTGCTTCTGGTAGTTCGCATACTTCGAGTCGGTATAGATGTCCACCAGCTTGGCCATGTCGTCTTTCAGCGATTGCGAGAGTGGGCCTTTTCCGGTCTGCTTGCCGAGTTCTCCATTGATGCGCTGCGCGAGGGAGCCAGCCCCAGCCACGTTCTCAAGCTCGGTCTGGTTAATACGCTTCACGCCTTCTGCCGTGGTGATGAATAGCGTGCCCTGAAGCGGAGCGACGGCCGCCGCCATCTCGTTGCCGTTCGTTGCCGCAGCCAAGGAGTTCTTCAGTGATTGCGAGGTGTTCAAAAATCCGCTGTAGGTGTCGCTCTGTTTCTGAAGATTGCTAATTCCCTGTTTCTGAAGTTCGTTGGCGGTTGATGCTTGGCGTGCGAGCGTGGCACGGTAGTTCTCCATGTTCTGCGTGTATTGGAGAGCGGGTGTAACTTGGCCCTTCTCGCCCTGGAGAACATCGAGGGCCGATTTAGCCTTGGTATCTCCACCGGCCGCCGCCACTGCGAGCGTTTCGGCTGTGGGCTTATTCGCTTGTGCTAGACGGGCATCCGCCTGTTCTTTTTCGGTGGATGCCTTTTGCTGTGCGCCTGACTGAGAGAGCATACCCTGAAAAAGCTGGGGAGCCGCCTCGGGGTGCTGCTGGAGTGTTTGCTTTAGCTGTGCTGTCTCATTGGGATAGATAGCCTGCGCGTGCGAGAAAAGCATACCCATAACATTCGGGTCAAACTTGGAATCAATCGCCGTTTTTGCAAAGGCACCCATATAATCAAGTTCATCCTGCTGAGCCTTCGCCTTCGATTGCGCGGCATCGGCAATCGTCTTATCCATCTTGGTAAAATTCTCGATTGTTCCCGGTATCTCGCTGCCTGCAACTCCGCTCTGTCCCAGAGCTGTAATGACCTTGTTGCGGTCAATGCTGGGCACTCCATCCGGACCTACCGTGAGAGCATTCTTGTAAGCTGCGTTCGTGGCGGCTGTCGCTGCCATCTGGTTTGCGTTTTGCTGTACCAGCTGATGGCCGAGTTGCGCTTGAATACCTTGCTGTTCAAGTATTCCGGGCTGCAATGCCGCAGATTGCGCCTGCTGCTGCCTCCCCGCGCCAACACGCTGCGCTAGCGCCGCATCTTCCACCGCATTATCGGGCTGAACAGGATGCGTGCTGGACAACCCCATCAGGGCGACCAGTGGGATAGAACTCATTGTCCGCCGCCCAGTGCTGCGAGTGAGACGCCCTGCATGATTGAGTTATTCGCGCCGGTTATTGCGTTCTGCCATGCATTCGCCTGCCCCACATAGCCTGATGCCTTCGCATTACCATAGTTGGTGATTGCCTGATTCTGCTGGCCTGCGAAGTTGTAATCGAGTGCGCCTTGATTTTGTGCTCCAGCTTGCGAGAGGTTCGTCAAGTTCTGCGTTGCGGACTGGCCGAGCCCGGAGAGGTTTTGCAGGTTGCCCACTTGATTCTGGTACTGCTGATATTGTTGCTGATAGTTCTGAAATGCGTTATTGTAGGTCTGTTGATAGTCAGTGGAGGCTAAACCCTGTGAGTACTGATCGAGAGCCTTTGCCGTCCCTCCAGACAGCAACCCACCTCGGGCCGCTGCCGAGTTCTGAAGCGCCTGCTGTCCTTGTTGGAGCTGAAATTGGTATCCCGGAGTCGCTGCGGCTTGCTGCGCAGTCGGGGCTTGAAAAGATTGATTCCAACCACCTCCCGGAGAGCCTAGAAGGTTTGAAAGTTGAGTTACAGCCCCCGCTCCTGCTTGTGTGTAAGGACTCTGAGAAGCCTGCTGGAAGCCAGTAGCCTGCTGCTGTGCGCCGATGGCCTGTTGCTGATTCTGCTGTGAATTAGCTTGGGCTTGCTTCTGTGCCTGTTCTTGCGACTTGGCTGCATTCCCCGCCGCGCTTGAACCGAGAATTCCGCTGATTACGCTGCCAACGACTGGCATACTGTGTCCTTAGAAATACCGAATAGGTGCTGATCCCATAGCTTTCCGTGCTTTAGATAGCTTTTTTCATTCACTCCGTACGCCTTCCACCCTGAATCCTTGGCGAACTTGACGGCTGCACGGTTGTAGGACGGTACTGAGCCGACAATCCGCAGGCATCGAGAATTCTTGAAAATCCACTCGGTGACTTCGCGCAGTGCCAAGCGAGTTTTCGAGCCATAAGCCAGTGGAAGCAGGCAGAGATGAATCGCCCAAGAAATCGAGTTTTCCGGCGTAAAGATGAACATGCCGAGGAGTGCCGCTTCTTCCTTTGCGGTGACGTACCACATGGATTCGTCATCGAGGGGATTCCACTTTTCGGGCGTTGGTGCTAGGTCATCCGTGACGCGCCAGTAAATGGAATCCCGCGTAACTATGTCCTTCACGAGTTCCATGTCATGGGTGCGTTCAAAGTTCACTGCTCTTCGCAGTACTGGACATCAATAGTTGGAACGTGGAACCTCTTTCCGTTCATTGGGCATCGTTCGTTTACGCACTGAATCCAGCGATAGGTTCCAGAGCCCTTGCGCAGCAGGCAACAGTTACATGCTCCACAGAGGATTTCCGAGGTGATTTCAAGTTTCATTGCCTGAAGTAAGCCAAGAGCGTCGTATTTTCCAAATCAAGATTCCCAGGCCCGTGAGTGTGAGGACCAGGATCGTTGCCGATAAATGTGGGTGCTGTGACGGTTCCCTGTGGCGTAAAGTTGTGGGTATGACCTTGCGCTGCTGCTGTTGAGCTACCGGAAGTCGATACATTGGCGAGGTCTGCGCTTTCAATGCCTGTCACTCCCGGTGTACCAATAAAAGTGGGCGCTGATACGACGCCGGTTGGTGCTCCCACGTCCGTTGGGTCTGTCTGCCCGCTCGCTGCGTTCGGGCCCGCCGCTAGTATCTTGCCCAACTTCAGGTAGGCTGCTGTCGTGTAATCCGGCAGCGTCACCGAGCTCGTCGTTCCGTCCCCGTTCAACATCTTCACGGTTGACCCGTCGCAGATATGCCAGCCAGCGACTGCCGGCGCGGTCAAGAATGCTTGGATGAAACCTCCGCCCGAGTCTCCCGGGCCCCATTCCCATCCGTTTCCTGTCCATTGCAAGACGTGGTTGAAGTCGGTTACGTGAATCAGTGCACCTGCATCCGACTGCGTCAGGTGCGGCAGTGTTTCTTGCGTGAAGTTCTGAAATGACAGGCCGATAATCTGCGCAATCTGAATGCTGAGCCGCTTGACTACTTCCGTCACCCAATCTATTACCTGCTTCGAGAGCCCCGATTGCGTGCTCTTGTCTAGTGCGGGGGTCTTGTCTGGGAATGGCGGAAACTTGAAAGGAATCGCGCCGCTGGCTGGCATTTATGCTAGAATCCATCTGTGAAAAGGGATAATTGGCCTGATTTCAATCTAACTTTCCTTGCAGCCTACAAGAAACAACTCAAGGAATACATTAAGCAATCTTCAAAACCTGCTTCGAGTACCGTTCCTGCGTCTGGAATCCGGGATCAGCCTTCAGGTAAGCATCAATCACGCGCCAAGCAATCGGGTCGGTCACGCTAAGCTCATACACGCGGTCACGCGAACGTCCGAGCCTTCGCCAGATAACCCTCTTTTTATACTGTCCTGCCTGCCCTACCCCGAGTGCGTAAGTGTTTGACCATGTTTTCCCGCCATCATCGCTCCAGCGCAGCATTGCTTGCGGGTCACGCGGCTTGCCCTGTCCGTCGAGCAAGGGCGGCATCGGCCCGAGTCCTACTTCCAAGTCAACTTGGAGCGAATAGTGGAATATCCATTCATTTTCAGAAGAAACGTGGGGCGCTTTCCGCACTCTGCGGATGATGTTCCCGAAGTCCTGCACGTTATTGATGCTCATAGAGTAAATCGAGCCAGTGCGCCAATCGCCTACTAGATGCTGCCCGAACGCGAAGACGTGGCACTGCGATCGGTGCGCGTCGAAGGAGGAGCCATTCCAGAATCCCACTTCGTGCCAGAATCCTGTGGCGATGTCATAGCGCCAGCTCTTATTCGCCGTGGGGAAGTAGATGTGATAAAAGCTATGTCCCTGGTCAACATAGGTGTAGGCAATGGCGTCTGAAATCTTCGGGTAAGTGGAGAGCGCAAACTCTACAGCGTGGTTAGAGATGCGAATAGGCGAGAACCCATTCAGCCGGTAGACGATTCCCTGTCCCATGTCGCTGCCCGAGATGAAAAATACGCTGTTATCCAGCTTCTGCACGCTGTCCGGTGCGCACGTTCCCTGCTCGATGAATCCACTAGGGTCAACGTCAAAGGTGAAAAGGTTGCCTGAGTCATAATAGGCTTGCGATTGCTTGAGGCCGATGAAGATAAGCTCGCGATAGTTGACTACGAAACTCTGCACGTTATCGGGAAACACCGAAACGACGGCAGCATTAAGCGGGTCCCATGTAGTCGCATCATCGGGCGATGAATACTGAAACTTGCCGCTATCTTTGAACAGCACGACAAAGAATCCATCCAAGTAGCCGATGCGTCCTGCGACGGAGCCCGCCAGTTGGGACGCATTAACTGCTGTCAGGGTATTGGCAGTTAGGTCAAATACCGAAAGCACGCCAGCAGAAGAGATGAGGATTTGATTCGGACCACCGACCATGTATACAGGCCGCGCATCCCGCGAAACCAAACCGCGATCAATCGGTGCTGCCGTCGCAAACAATTCATAGAAGTGAGAACCGGCTACAGCGAAAGCACGCCCGTTGAAAAGGAATAATCCACGCGGGGGGCCGTTCAACCCAACCGCACTAGTTGTTGCGAGGCCGGGGCTTGGATACATCGCAATGGGTGACTTCCCTGCGGGGTCTTCGATTGTTTCGCAGTACCAATTCATTGCCATAGAATCATCGGCGATGGGTGATTGCGAAGTGTAGGATGGCCCGCAGAATCCAAAGCGACTCATGCTATAATTCCGCCCATGGGAAAGTCGCTTAGGACCATATCGCTGATCGTTGGAGAATCTATTAGGGTTTTGACGGGAAGCATATTCGGAAACAAACCAGCACACACACCCGAAGAAGCACGCCTATTGATGGTCAAAGACCTAAAGGAATCAGGATTTTCCGATGAAGAAATAAATTGCATCATGGAACAAGCCACTTAACGCCCTGCCGGCATGTCTGAAATCCAGTTGTAGAGATAGTCTGAACCAGTCGTAAGCGCCCGATCGCATTGCAAGTCAAGAATCGGGATGTTCATCCGCTTCACGATTCCTTTCGATTCCGCTGCAATCGCCGCCACGGTTGCAAGTGTCTGCGCGGGGCATTGAAACTCGGCACCGAGGTCTACCGCCAAGTTGTAACGAAATGCCTTGGCGTAGCCCGGAGGGAACGCCATGAGCGTGTTTAGTGTGATTGGCTCGTTCAGTGCTGCCCACGGGTAAATCGCCACTTGCAACCCGATATTAGCGACGGGCCAAAATGTAAGGTTGCGCAGCGGGAATGCTTGATCGTCCCAGCAATACTGCGGGAGTGCGCTGGTGATGTTCTTAACCGGAACTTCTTGCCACTGCGCCACAGTCAAGTACTGGAGAGGCAATTCAAGCGGCTGCGAGGGGTTATTTAAGTTGATGATTCCCATCCGATCAATGTAGGCGGGGCGCGGAGCATTGAAATCGGCAGGCGCACCACCTGGATTTAGCCCATAGGTGTAGCTGCCATTCGGACCTGAGCCGCCGCCCGCATTCAGCGTGAACACAAGCCGGGGAATCGTGTAAATCATGAGCCGTTCGGCATTCCACGAGTCCCACATATCATGCAGGACGCGCAGGGCATCATTAGCTTCAGCACCAGATGGCATTTCGCCCGAAGACAAGATATTAAGCAGGCTGAGCGCACTTGTGATTACATCCATTACGCTCGTGGTGATAGGTGGTGGAGTGCTTGGAGTGCTAGGCATTTAGGAGGAAGAACTACGCTTGAAAAGCAATAGGTACTTGCCCTTCTCTGATGCTGTCGAGATGGCCGATAACTCCCAGCCAATTGCGACTTGCTTCTCGATTGTTTCTGAAATTAGACGCTCGGTTACAACCATGTGCTCGAAGCGAGCCCTCAAACAGTCACCAGCCGGGGATCGGTCCAGCCGTAAGGCTTTCCATCGAGCGTCACTCCGCGTGTCGGTGGACTATCCTTCGGGAGCCAATAGGGAGTCTGGGTCTCAACGTCCCAATGCACTGGCAGAACTCCACCATGTGCCAAGAGCTTGAATCCCATTTGGGCCATCTTGGTGAAGAAGAAGAAATCAGTGCTCATCCCGGTGCGTTCATCGGAATACTGGCTAGATTCTCCGGGCAGACCTTCGGGGAACAGCTCGGGATATTCGCGAATCTGCGCCCAAGTCTTAAGTTCCCTGAACCATGGCTTTGGCATCAGGCGAAATATCTCCGTCTTTAGCATCTGGCAGCCGAAACCCATGTACTTGGCCTCGAAAATATCGCCTATCTTCCAGTTCCAAAAGCAGCCTTCTCCTTGGTTCACATATACAAGCGGTTCGGGTGGTTTCGAGCGTGTCGTATAGATTCCGCCGCAAGCCATAACTGATTCGTCTGAACCATCGAGCACGCGCCCCAATTCCATGATCGTATCGGGCGGCGGGGCCGTGTCATCCTCGATGAACAGGATATATTTCGCGCCCATTTCAAGGGCTTGTTCCACTAGATGTGTCTGCGCGTCCTCAAGCGACCATTTCCACTTACCATCTTCGCCTTGCCGTGCACGCGTGCAAATCTCCGTTACGCGGCAATTGGTGGGAATGCGCAAGGAACGCACTGCGAGGTGCCAATCAACCGGAACTGGCCTGCCTCCGAACGGGTATGCAATCACAAATTTAGGATTCAATGTTATAATCCGCCCATGAAACTCTATATGCAGCTTTCAGATGTTGACGACCCGGAACCATTCGCTTCTGGAGTGGCCACCGTATCAATGAATTTGGATGAGGGCGATTTGAATAAACCATTCGACCTATTCTCAAAAATATTCCTCGAACCTTCAATGGCCCAACTGAAGCAAATCCGAAAATTAAACCAAGAACAGCGATAGGAGGAGGGGCACCGTACAGGCTGCCCCACTCTTTTAAGCAAGCCTCGAAGGAAACCAAAGCGCAGCCTTGGCATCGTAATGAAATGAAACCGCCGAGTTGGCAGTTGTTACTGTGCCGCTCTGCGCGATTCCATTTGTCACAGCCGAGGATGTAAACGTCCAAACGCCATCAGCAATGATCGTAATCGTTCCTTCCAGGAAATTAGCTGGAGGGGTGATTATGTTCGTCGCTGTGCTGCCCGTGACGTGGAATAGTGGACCGGGAGCAACAATAGTTGCCGCCGACGCTACTGGAGCGAATACGCCTGCATAACGTCCCTGGGCTACCGCGAAGGACGAAATGCTGGGTTGAAAGACAGGGAAATCGGAAACAAGCCCTGCGATTACAGGGGATGTGTTTCCGTGAGCAGCGGCCTGCGTTCCCATCTGTCCGCGAACAACGCTGATGAATGTGCCGCTAACTGCCTGCACAAGCATCAATTCGTTCTCGATGTACAGATAGGTGACATTGGCACCCGTAGTAAAGTTGGGTGCAGTAATGCCAGTGGCCGAAGCTACGCCAAGTTGTGTATCCGTTGCGCCGATTGCCGCTGAAAGAGTTGTTGTATTTAGGCTCATGTTTTCTCCTTAGCTCGCAATCCGGCAGGCAAGCTGCGGATATAGAGCAGCCCAGCCGTAGAGGAAATCGGTACGCAGCGGGAACCGATCTTGGTTGATGTCGTAGGCTCGAATCAAACGAATGCTCAAGCCCAATTCCTTGTCACTCACCCGCTCTGCCATGTCCACACCACCCGGCAACGGGAGGTCAGCACAAGCCATCGTGAAAGCATCGCGATGGAAGTAGAGACCTTGCGGGCTGAGCGTGTTGGCTGCACCACTCACGGTGATGAGGCCATTGGTTGAGCCGGTTGTAGGCAGTACGTTGACTGTCTGGAATGGCCCGCTCGTTGTGATAGCCGGTGCGAAGTTGATTGTGCCGTTTCCAGAGCCGTCAGACGAGAAGGGTGCGGTGATAACGAACTGTTGCAACTGGCCGGTGGACTGGAAGTTCTGCGGATTCACGCTCAACACGGGAGTTGTACCGCCCGCACCGAGGGTAAATACATCGCCAACCACCAACCGCGAAGCCGCTGCCGAGGTCCAACCCTGTGTCACAAGTGAGGTTGCACCGCTAACCGGGGCTGTCGTGATGTTCGGAGTTGCGCCGCCCTGTGGGCCAACCTTGAACACGCCCACGTTCTGATCCATGTACCAATCCGCACCAATCGCTTCGCCCATCTTGCCTTTGTCGTACTGCTCGGCAATGCGCTCAGAAGATTGAAACAGGCCCTTCAAAGCACTTACGATGGTGGCCTGCATTTGCGGGTTGAGACAGATGGACCTTTCACCGTCCATCGGGCAGGCATTGTTATCGAGAAGCACGCCAGCGTTCAGGTAGGTGTCGATCGTGTTCGGAACCGTACCGGGAACTCCAACCTGGTTCCAAACCTGAGTGTAAAGTTGAAGCCCGTCATAATCGACGGCGTTCGCAAGAGAGGCAAGGGCCGGTTTGATGAAACGCTTACTGAAATCGTCAATCGACAATGCCAAATCCTGCGAGGTGAATGTGAAAGAACGCTGTTCCTGTGTCGTGAGGGTCAGGGGAACGCTAGTTTCTGTCACATCCTGAAGCACTAATCCTTGACCGCTTGCGCGGACGAAGCGGGGCGGCTTGCGGATGTTTACGACGTTTCCAATTTTCGCTCCTGACTTTGCGAACTGATCCTCATACTCACGGCTAATTTTCTTGGTGAATGTGAGATTGTTCACGAGTACGCGCAGAGCTTCACGCGTAATCATGCTGATAGTTAAAAGCTGGTTAGCCACTTAGTTTCTCCTTAGAAGCGGCGTTCCCGTTCCCTCTTGTTCATGACCTTTATGTATTCCTTGGGGTCTAGCTGGTCGAGTGGAACCGCGGAACGTGCCGACGAAGCGCCGACCGTTGCAATAGGTTCGGGTGGCTTCGGTTTTGCCTTCTCTTTCTTCTCAGGAGAGCTGCCTTTCAATGCGTCAGCGATCTTGCCGATACGCACAACTGCTGCAAGGGGCTTCATGGACATCAATTCTTCGCAGAATTCAGGGTGCTGTCCGAGGTAGTAAGCGACTTCCGGCCCTTCTTTGCCGAGCTCAATGATTGCGTTATACACGGTGATGGGGAGTTGTATGTCCGGATTGGACACGACTTCTTCCCAATCCTCATGCTTGGCGCGTGCTGCTTCAGTCGCTCGTTGATAGGATTCGAAAGTCTTCTTGGTTTCTTCGGCCTGTTCCTGCTTCTCTGCTTGGGCTGCCTTCCACGCGTCGCGAGCATCCGCCCATTCTTCAGGCGTCTTATAATCCTTGAGTTGCGGTGGCTGATCCTCCTGCGCTGGAGTTTCATACTTAGCGCGCAGTTCGGATAGTTCCCTTTCCGCTTTCTCGGCTCGCGTTTCCGCTGCATTATGACGGGCAGTCAGTTTGTCGATTCTTTTCTGCCATCCCCCTTTATGCTTGGGCTCTTTGCTCTCCGGTTCAGCCGGTTCTGATTCGGCTTCTGTCTTGACCTCTTCGGTCGCAGGTTCTTCTACTGTGGGTGCTGCCTTGGGAACAAATGGCTCACGCCAATTCGGGCCTGCTGCGTGTTCCAGTTCTTCCGGGGTGCTTGTCATGCTCGCGATTGTGACCATATCTCCTCGCTGATTGGCTCGGTGAAACCCACCGATAGGCTGATTAGCTTGTCAACGTCACAAGATTGTTGCTTAGAATCTGCCACTTGCCCTGATAGGCGCGCAGCACAACACCCGCCCCAGCATGGGCCGCGAACGTCAGCACGCCTGTAGCTGTGCCACCCGTCTGCAAGTTACCCGTTGAAGTGATCGTGTGGGCTTGGGCTGTGTTCGATACAACCGAGATAACCAGATTGTCGTCTGTGCCAGAAACGGGAGCCGCCAACGTCATGGCGTCAGCACCGCTAGAATTGACGACGATGTTGCACCCATTGGGGGCATATGGGTTGATCGCATCCGCGCTGCCGCTCAGCACGATGATGGTTGAACTCTGTATCGGGTCGGTTTGAACGATGTCCGCGATTTCGGCTGCATCAAACGCACCGCCCGCATGATTTCCTAATCCTCTTGGCATCTACTCTTCTCCTTCGTTCTGTGAATTAACTGCTGCCATTCCTAGATCGTGAGCCTGTCCAGATGCAGCCATACCCGCTTCATGCGATTGATCTGCGGCTTGCATACCGGATTCGTGGGCTTGGTCTGAGGCTTGTTCTTGCTGGCCTGCTGCGGCTTGCTGCTGCGCTAATCCCTGTTCGTGCTGCTGCTGGCCTTGCTGGAGGGCTAATTCATGCGCTGAACCGTGGAGCTCTGTCCACACTTCCTTGAATATCGTGGCGCGTTCGACGGCGATTTGCGCCTTTGTGTTGATTTCCGCTACGGCTATTTGTGCGTCAATCTTGGCCTTTTGGATGGTGGTCTCAGTATCGGACTTTATCTGCTCTATCTGAACTTTGCCCTGTTGCTCGATTTGCTTGCTTTCGATGACTTTCTGCATGTCCTGCATGGCCTTAGCCATGATTCCGTTCTGCTGACTGAACTGCTGGAGTTGCTGATGGGCCTGCATAAGCTGTGCTTCGGGCGATTGATCCTCGGAATCCATGAGCTGTGGTGGCAGCATCTTCTTGAGCCTGTCAGCAATCTCCTTCGCGCCGGGAATGTCCATGTTGCGCACTACGAGGTCGCCAATAATGGGGAACAAGTTTGGGTTGGACTCAAGCAGTGCCATTTGCGTTACTACGGCCTCTTGGCGCTTGGTTTGGAAGCTGGGGCCAACTGAGACAGTCACGTCATATCGGCCGGTGCCGATGTCAAATAACTTGGTGATGGAGGGATCTTTTAATGCGGCTTCGGCTTCCTGCTGCGAATCATTCTTCGAGTTGTAAATGCCTACCTGTGAAACCGTCTGGTCGGGCTTGATAATCCGCTGTATCCGTGGCGCTGAATAAACCTTGGGAATCAAGTCCAAAATCACTCGCCCCGTATACTCAATACCCCGCGAGAGATTGTCAGAGTAATTGAGGGTTGCGATGTCGCCTTGCTTTTGTCGGGCAAGAACTGCCTTACCAGATTCATTTGCTGATTGCTTTTCGCCTAGGTTATTGGGATAGAGACCAGTTGTTGCCTGCATATCCTGCGCGGCAAGCCCCAGCATGTCAGTCATGCCTTGGATACCCGGCTCCACGATATTGCGTTGTGGGGCTTCTACTGGCTGACCTGCTACGTTTGTGGGCTTGTAGTAGAGAACTGCGGTGTTTCTTACGTTCGACTGCTCCCAGGCGCGTTCATGGCCTTCAAGTTGGCCTTCTGCGGCGATCCATGGAGCCTTCGGAGCAAGCGCGATGCGCTCAGTTGCCGCTGAAATCCAGTAGTTATAAGCACGCTGCGGGTCTTTTGCATATCTTACGAGGCCAGCCACGTGTTTCTTGCCGTTTACGTTGATGTCGTCACCGTAAATTTTGACGATTGGAAGGTATTTGCCAGGCCACGCACGCTCATCAAGTCTGTCGAGTGCGCTTATCTTGTCCCATGAGATTCGTCGTTTCTCTCGGCCTCGGTCGCCTTTGGACTTGTGGACCTGAAAGTATTCGGCAATGCGAATGTGGGGTTGCCCGTCGATGGTAAGTGCCCAGGCAGCAGGCATGTCACCCACGGATTCGTAGTCGCTAAGCGAGGCGCTTCCGGTAGCGTACTTAGAATCGCCGAATTGACGTTTAAACTCTGAAGCAAGTAAATCCTCGATGATGAATCCCCAGCTTGGGTCGCGGCGGTTGGTTGGGTCGAGATAAACAGTAAAAGGATTGTCAATTGGGACA